ACTTACGTTTATCTGAACGGCACGCGACTGCTTCTGGAACTTCCGTACCAGACCGTACGAGAAATCATTAGCGAAGCTGAAAAGGCACGCCAGGCTAATGGCGATGAACCCTATATCGAAATTATTTGTATGGATTCAGAAGCTGAAATACAGAAAGCAGATTAAAGGGCGTTGTGATGGGCAAAGAATATAAAACTCTCATTAACAAAGCACTTGAGCGTTTTTATTTTCGCTTAAGCGCATCAGGCGTTCATGCTGAACGTGCAGCCCGTGACTCATTGACCAGGGCAATCCGGAGTCTGTATGACGTGGCTTTTTACGCTGATGATCTGGATGCACTTAACGAACTTTCCGAGCTGATCTGTGCCGCAGAATGCGGGGAACATATTGAACCGTATAAGCTGGGGAATATCGCATGAGTATATTTATCTCATGGCTTGTTCTGATTATTTCGGTGGCCTGCGCTATTGGGATTATGCGAATTATTCATTCAATAAAAAAGATTGAACGTTTTTTCACTGGCGAATAACAGAGCAAATAAAACCACAGATAAAATAAGAAAATGTAAAAACAATCCGCATTAGCGGAGGTATTCGCACACGCCAAGGAGGCGTAATGGCAATTAAGCATTTTCCCGTCGTTCGCTTTACCTCCAGAGGGCGCGAATACGAGGTCGACGAACGCCTGATTACCACTATCGACAAACATCGTTCGGAAAAGGATGCACACCACATCTACCTCACTGACGGTACTTACTTCTGCGCCACCAACGTGGCGCGGGTGAATCTTATCCGACAGGTACAGGAGCCACGCAGATGACCATTCTGGACTACATCGCTACTCATCCGGGTTGTAGCGGCGGAGAGATTGCCGCAGCACTGAATACTCCAACCACAGCCATTAATGCTGAGTTACGCCAACTTTGGCGCGGCGGCTTAGTCATCAGAACAAACCGCAGCACAGGTGGTCGCGCTCGCAAAGCAGGAGGCCAAGCTTCTTACCACGTAAACCCGATGCCGTTCGGGTGTAGCAATCCACTTACTCACATGTTTAACCAGCTACTGAAGGAAACCAGAGCATGAGCACCATCAATCACCAGAAGCTACGCGAACTGGCATTTGCCCTGCAACGAATGGCAACGCCTCAAAAATTACTGGTATTTCGCGCAATGCTCTCGCCGTCTGCTGTGCTGGCACTGCTGGATGAGCTGGAGCACGCCAGAACCACGGCTCCTGCCATTCGCCTGACGCTCCATCATGAAATCGCTGATTTCTGCGCGACGTTGAAGGCGCCAGGCGAACCGGAAACACCGGAAGCAATACAGCAAGAGCTGCTGCAACGCATTGACAAGGTTTTTGATTTTTTTCTGAACCAGTAAGAAACCAGAACATGCACACACAAAAAAACCGCTTGCCATGCCGCAATCAGTCAGGTTACATTTCCGCTGCACCTCACAAAACGGGTGTCGGGTTTCGCAGCCTGCTGACTACACAAGCGCACAACCGCGCCAGCGGTTTTTTTGTGCGTACTGTATTGCCACGTTTTTTTCGCGTCAGAATTATGGCGGGGCGTACGGGGCCGACTTCGGTCGGGCCGGGTTCTTGTGTAGCCGGTACTGCGAACCTCGTACGTCTCGCCACCCACAGTTTCGCAGCTCTGGATGGTGAGTTTTCACAACTTACTACACAAGGGGCCACACCATGGCAAACCGCAAACCACACCGCGCTATCGCGGAGCGTCGTCACATCCAGACTGAAATCAACCGCAGACTTTCCCGCGCATCACGCGTCGCGCAAATCATGCACATCAATATGCTGCATGAGCGCAGCCACGCACTATCAAACATTTATTCCGCCTCTGTTTTCAGCTATCTGGCGGATGATCTGCACTAGCTTCAACAGCTCATCCAGCAGCAAAACAAACTCCATTAATTCCTGTTCCGGGCCTTTCCTGCACCTTGCGGCGGGAGGCCTTCGCACATCTGTAACAAGAGGATTACCGCAATGATTCTCGCCAACGACTTTCTTGAATACCTGCTCAACACAGAACGTGATCTTGCCGCTCGCGTGCGTGATCGTTATGACATGTACCTGAAATCCCTGCCTGTACCGCAGCTCGCTGACGGAAAGATTGTTATTGATGGTCGCTACATGATTGACAGCCACGAGGGAAATTACAGGCTTTACCGCATTGAAGGTGGCACCCCGTCCGTTATTGGCATTTACCAGCGCCCATCCTCTGCAATCGTCGATGTGATTGCCGACAGCATCCGCATCACACATCGCCATGCCGACACAGAAGACACCGTGCTGGAAATTCAGCGGCTGGCTACAGTCTGCCGCGACACCCTGAATGGCATGTCGAAGTAAATCACTATGACGGCAGAGTACATCAGGGACTGGCAACAACCGCGCCACGCAGTGGGGCGTGAAGGAACGGGGATCCCCGCTCCTGAATCCGCGCTTTCCTCCTGGCTGGATGCCTACCGGGTAGAGAACGAGCGCTGCCAGGAAATGGCTGATGCGGCGTTCTCCGCAACGCCGCTGGGCAACCTGATTAATAAAAGCCTGGACGCACAGGAAAAACAGGACAAAACCATCACACTGGCAGGAGACGCCAGAAAACAGGCACGCGGCGCGGTGGATGAAGCCATGGCTTCGCTGCGCCTGCTGCCGTCCTATCTGCGCGATCCGCTTATTCGCCACCTCTCCTTCCTGCGCAAAAAACAGGAAGCCGATCGTCAGAAAGGCAAAAAGAGCTGGCAGGCGGAACGCTATGCACGCGGAACCCTGCGCAAAATATTCGAACGTCTGGACCGCACCGACAGCCGCTGGCTGACACCGGGTTATCGCTCCCTTGCCGGACGCGAACGCCTGGACGATTTGCTTTACCTGCCGCAGCTCAACAAACACCAGATACAGACGCTGGCCACCATGACGGCGGCGATGTTCAGCAGCACCTTCGAAAAACTCTGCGATGGCTTTGGCGCGACTGATGGCGAACTGACCATGGATGTAACGCTGAAGGCGTATCAGATGCTGGCCCGCATGGCGTTACACCTGCACGCCATGCCGCCACATTACGAAGCTCTGAACAAGAGCGATCCGGATACGGAACTGTTACCGGGCGCAATCCTTCGCCTGACCTGTGCGGAATGGTGGAAACGCAAACTGTGGCTGTTACGTTGCGAGTGGCGGGAAGAACAACTCCGCGCCGCCTGTCTGGTTTCCAGAAAAACATCGCCCTATCTGAGCCAGGACGCGTTAAGCGAGTTTCGCGCACAGCGCGAGAAAACACGCGATTTCCTGAAAAGTTTTATGCTGGAAAACGAAGACGGGTTCACGATTGATCTCGAGACAGTGTATTACGCGGGAGTAAGTAACCCGGTTCACCGTAAGGCAGAAATGATGGCCACCATGAAGGGGCTGGAACTTCTGGCCGAAGCCCGTGGCGACAAAGCGGTGTTTCTGACCATCACCTGCCCGTCAAAATACCACGCCACAACAGAGAACGGTCATCCGAATCCCAAATGGAACGGGGCCACCATGCGCGACTCCAGCGATTACCTGGTTAACACGTTTTTTGCGGCGGTCCGCAAGAAACTGAACCGCGACGGCCTGCGCTGGTATGGCATCCGCACGGTGGAGCCTCACCATGACGGCACCGTGCACTGGCATATGATGGTCTTTGCTCATCCGGAAGAAATCGACACCATTGTGTCCCACACCCGCGATATTGCCATTCAGGAAGATCGTCACGAGCTGGGTGATGATATTACCCCACGCTTTAAGGCGGAGTACGTCGACGGCTCAAAAGGCACGCCAACCAGCTACATCGCCACCTACATCGGAAAGAACCTGGACAGCCGCGCCGTGGATGGCATCGACCCGAAAACGGGCAAGCCACGCGTTGACCACGAAACCGGAAAATCAATGGCCGAGAGCGTGGAACGCGCCATCGGCTGGGCGCGCCTTCACCGTGTCCGCCAGTTCCAGTTCTTTGGTATCCCCTCCCGTCAGGTGTGGCGTGAACTCCGCCGCCTTGCCAGCCAGATGGCACGCAACCCGGAAGGCCCGCAACGGCTGAAGGATGACGCAATGGATGCGGTACTCGCTGCCGCTGATGCCGGATGTTTTGCCACCTACATAGAGAAACAGGGCGGCGTACTTGTTCCACGCCAAGACTACCTGATTCGCACCGCCTACGACCTCGCAGATGAGCTGAACGATTACGGCGAACAGAGCGTACAGATTTACGGGATCTGGTCGCCGCTCATCGGGGAGTCTTCCCGCGTATGCACGCATCCGGATAACTGGAAGCTGGTAAGACGCAAACCGGAAGCGGAAGACAGCTCCCACGAAAATGGTTTTGACCTTCAGGGCGGCCCTGCCGCCCCTTGGACTCGTGGCAATAACTGTCCCCGTGCACAGGAAACGGACAACAACGGGACAGAACAGCCGGAAGAACGGCCAGCACCGTGGCCGCAGCTTCCTGACGGCGTTGACGTGAATGAATGGATGCGCTCACTGAAACGGCACGAACGCCGGGCGCTGATGCGTTCGCTGCGTGACAAACAGGCAAAAAACAGCAGTGATGAAATGCAGAACTGGACACAGAGCCGCAAACAGCCACGGCCTTTGCCTGATAACCACGAGTTACTCGCTAAAGAATGGCGGGAGTCTGCTGAATCTCTCGGCCTGCATATCGGTGAACAACAAATGCAGCACCTGTTACGGGGCGGCAGTCTGTACGTTGACGGCAGCATCATTGCACCGCAGGGATTTGAAATTGTACGCAAACCAGATACCCGCCCGGACAGCCGAATCACGCAACTCTGGCAGCGCCTGAGCCGTAATCACGGCGTAAGCAGCACGGAGATCCGCCATAACCCGGTCGCCAGCTATCTGGCACAGCTGGGGGCATCAGACCCCGAAGCCGCCGCACACCTGGCATCCACACTTCAGCAGGACCAGAACACCATGAAAACACCCGTTACCGCGCTTTCTGACATGCTGCGCGCCATCCGCGACGCAGAGCACGCACAGAGAATCAGTGAAACCACTGAACGCGCCCGCCGCAAAGCAGACCTGCTGCGGGGTGGCCTGACCAGTGGAAACAAAAAACAGACAGAAACGGGACTCACGAATCCCGTAAATGAGCAAAAAACGCGCAGCGATATATGAAGCGCGCACAAAACAGGCAAAAACGGGATTTCAGAATCCCGTAAACGATTAATTAATCAACATAAGGAAAAGCGACATGAAAATTTGTATCGACGACGGCTCCACCAACATCAAGCTGGCATGGACTGAGAACGGCGAACGCCGCAACGCCATCAGCCCGAACAGCTTCAAGTCGGAATGGTCTGCGCCGTTCGGTGGCACGCAGCCCGCGAACTACATGCTTGATGGCGTGCGCTATGGTTTTGATCCGGTCAGCGATCGCTTTGTCCAGACGACCGACACGCAATACCAGTACAGCGATGTGAATGTCATTGCCATTCATCACGCGCTGGTCAAATCAGGCATCACACCACAGGAAGTGGATGTGGTTGTCACCCTGCCACTGAGCGAGTATTTCGATACAAACGCACAGCCGGACATGGCCAACATCAACCGCAAAAAAGCGAACGTCATGCGCCCGGTGGAGTACCAGAACGGCGAAGCATTCACTATCCGTAACGTACGGGTTATGCCTGAATCCATTCCGGCTGGCTTTAAAGCACTGGCTGACATGAGTCCGTTTGAATCCCTGCTGATTGTGGATTTGGGCGGAACCACGCTGGATGTGGCAAAGGTTCAGGGGCAACTGGCAGGTATCAGCCAGGTGTTTTGCGATCCACACGTGGGCGTTTCTCTGATGGCCGATGCCGTACTGTCGGTGATGGCCACTAACGGTATGCGTACCAGTCACCACATCGCCAATACCATTATCGAACATCGCCATGATGAAGCCTGGCTGCGCCAGCACATCCACAATGACGCGCATTACGCCAGCCTGATGGCGGTAATTCGTGAAAAGGAAGAAACACTGAAACAACGCGTGATCCGCGCGCTGGCGGGTTTTTCGGGTTACGGGCGGGTGATGGTTGTCGGTGGAGGGGCGGAGATTGTGGCACCCGCTATCCGCGAAGCCTGCGGAGTTAATGCGACTTTCATCGCGGACGGGGTGCCACAGTTTGCTCTGGTTAATGGGCTGTACGCAATGGACAAGGAGTAAACCAATGACGACTCCAACCAGACGGATAAGTTTCTATCTGAAGCCCACCGCCGTCAAGAACGAAGGAGAAGCATGTGCCTGGCTGGACAGCCTTACACCAGAAGCCCGCAAAAGCGGCCAACGCGTGGCTTTTCTGGCCGGGCTGGCACTTCTGAAAATGAATCCGGCAGAGGCTTATCGACTGGCTGCATGGGCTGGTGATGAAGCATTATCAGTGACACAAACCAGGACAGAACGCCCCGCATCACAGCCAGTATCAACCGCACAGATAACCAGTCAGATGGCCGGAAATATCCGGGCGTTATTTCCTGAATAACACAACATCAGGGCGAGTTCGCCCTGCTCTCCACCTCAGAACATAAACAAGGAGAACGACTTAATGAGCGAAATCAACTATCAGGCATTACGTGAACGTTATTCACCTGTGCCAGTACCGAAATGCCCTATTTGCGGCGAGGAAATGTCAATTCAGCGAATATCTGGAGCACAGGTTGTTTATGCCTGCTCCGGTTATGGTGATGATGGAGATTTCAAAATTGGCCGAACTCTTGCCGACGAACATTATGAAAAATCACGCGTAACAGTGTTGGATGTCGGGGATCCTGAAGTATTGGCGCTACTTGATTGGCTGGAAACCAAAGACAACCGAATCGCTGAACTGGAAAAAATCGCCACTGACTATGCACTTAAATTCCAGAAAGCACAGGACGCATTAAAGCATGCCGCTTTGCTGCATAGCAGGACGGCGCAACAAACAAATAATTTTGCAGTATCGCTTCCGGACATAAGCGAATATTTCATTAATGACGTATTTCAGCCCTTGCGATACGAGCGGGATGTTGAAAGAGCCATCATAAAGGCTGGCGGAAAAGCATTGTGGCAGGAGAAACACGAGGACAGAACGCATCAGTCCTGCGATGTAAATTGTGGATGGTTTAGCCCACTGACGACAGATAAAAATAACACCTGATCCCCCTCAAACCAGGGCGATAATCGCGCATCGCCCTTCTGCACAATAGTGCACAAATTTGCACAATTTTTTTGAACGACTTTTTACCCTTCCGGCCCGCATGGCGGCTGGATCCGTCAAGGATCCGTGCGTGCACAAAAAAACGCGCTTTTTCTGCGCGCAGGTGACGGGGGAACAGCCCGCGTTTCAGGGGGTAAATAGCATTCCCTGAACGATGTCGCAGAGACACAACAGAATGG